TAGAGAGCCTGCTGGCCTTCATCCATCTTCTTTTTCGTGTTAGCAATAGGTGTCAAGTTCGGGTTCATCAACAATGAGTCAGCAAGGTCGCTTTCCGTGTCTTTGCGTCCAGAAGCCTCTCTATATTCATTATTGCTAATCAGACCGTTCTGGAATTCTTCCATTAGATAGCGGTGACGCTCCTGCTCGTAAAGAATCAGAACTGGAACGTTCTTTGTATCAAAGTCAACATAGTTGTCAAGGTCAAGTTCATCAAGTGCCCGAGCAATTGGCTCCAAGTGAGGAAGCATTGTCTCGTTCCAGAAAACACGAATTTCTTCGCTTGCGTTAGAGAACGTACGGCCTGAAGCGTTTCCAATGACTGATTCTGGAACACCAAACGATGCAAGAATTTCTTCCTTCGTCAATTGACGCATTTGTATATATGCAGCATCTCTAGGACTTGCCGATGTATCTACATAGTCGGCACCATCATCTGAAGAAATGACGGTTGTTGCTCCCGCACGACTCAAGTTTCCTCTAAATCTGTTTCTGATTTCTTCTTTATCGTCTTCGTCTACTTCTCCACGAAGAACAAGAAGGCCACCAGGACGACCATCGTTCATTAGATAGTTTCTGTTGTACAACTTGGCAAGATGTTCAATTTCAATTGCCACACCAGCAGCCTCTAATGGTGTCATTGAGAGATAGGGGTCAAGAGGATGAGGGCGTCTAATCCAGACAACGTCATCTGGCTTCATGATGATTTTTCCACCATTAGGCATGATTACTTCATAGCCTGAAACAAACGTCTTTGGGTCTGGAATGGGAGAAGTTGACTGAGGAGGAAGAAGACTTAGTCCAATAATTGAACCGTCTCGTCCTCGTAGTTTTTCAATAAATACACCTCTTGAACTCATTAACAGTTGAGATGAGAGGCGGTACCTAAAGATAAAGGAGTTTTCCCCAATGTTTGATTTTGTGTTTAGGAGAGGCAAAAGAGGGTTGTTTAATGCTTTGCGTCCAGTAAGTATTTCTCCATGCGGAGAGTTGTCGGCACGCAAAATAATTGGAAGCCTTGCTTGGTTTCCAGCAATGGCGTCAATACATCTAGCCACCCACGTAACACGCTGGATTCCTTCTTTATAAACGCGCTCAATGTCCCATGAGTCTTTATAACCACGACCCGTATAAGAAATGTTTTGGGCAATTGGAGCACCCGGACCTACGGCCGCTTTTGAGCCGTCTCCGAATAATGCTTTATTTTGTGGTGTGTTCCAAGCCATCTTTACTCAATACCTAGTAGAAAACCGAATAACCCGCATGACACTCCCGCAACTACAAAACCGAGGGCGTGGCTATACATTGCCGCACCAGTACTTGTAAACAGTATAAACGACACCATAAATACATTGGCGAAGGTTTGACGATTGACTCGTCCAAGAATCCTGCGGACTCCTTGTCTTTTTGCTGTAATAAATGCTTTAAATCTTGTCATCAAAGGAGGAACTTTGACTTCGTCGTATCTACCCATATGCCTATACCGTAGCGCATATTGGTGTACCGTGTACGAACAGATAAAGATTTCGGATACAAAATGACAACTGACTGGAAAAAAGTTCTTGAACACCTGCAGCCGAAGTTGCCTCCTTACTGTCCGGAGACGGCATCAATAACGCAAAAAGTTTTTTTACGAACGTATTCTCTTGAGGCACTATTTGGTGGAGCAGCAGGAGGAGGAAAGTCTTCTGCTCTGCTAATGGCAGCGCTTCAGTATGTTGACGTTCCTGGGTATTCTGCGATTCTTTTCCGTCGTACCTTCGCCGACCTATCGCTCCCTGGAGCATTGATGGACCGTTTTAAGTCATGGATGGACCAGTACGACGATATTCACTGGAATGCAAACTCCTATGTTGCAACATTTCCCTCTGGGGCAAGAATCTCATTTGGGTACTTAAACAACACAAACGACTACCTTCGCTATAAGGGTTCTGAATTTCAGTTCATCGGAATGGACGAAGTCACGGAAATTCGTGAATCTGACTATAGATACCTTTTCTCTCGTCTTCGCCGACCTGCTTCTGGACCTCTTGCCCAAGTCCCTTTGCGAATGAGGGCAGCCTCAAACCCAGCACCCAATTGGGTTAGACAAAGATTTATTGTTGAGGGTAGCAAGGATGGAAGAGTATTTATTCCATCAAAACTGACCGATAACCCAGGTATTGATGCCGTTTCATACCGTCTGGCGCTTCAGGCATTGGACCCTATAGAACGCAGGCGTTTGGAAATGGGTGACTGGTGGGCAACTACTCTCGGAAGCCTATTTGATAGAACTTCAGCCGTAATCATAGACCCGACCGAATTGCCACAACTGATGTCAAGCGCAAGAATCTGCAGGTTTTGGGACCTTGCGGCAACTGAGCCAAGTTTTTCTAATCCAAACCCTGACTGGACTGTTGGTACTTTGATGATGTTTGACCAGGGAATTGCCTACATCCTTGATGTTCGCAAAGCCCGAGTCAAAGGCGAGAAGGTGGAGCAATTAATTGCTCAAACTGCTTACGAGGATGGGCATGCTGTACCAATCAGAATGGAGCAGGAACCAGGCTCGTCTGGCAAGGCTCTCGTAGACCAGTACGCAAGATACGTAGTCCCAGGTTACGACTTTCAAGGAATACGTTCCACGGGAGACAAGTTGACGCGAGCAAGACCGTTTGCTGCCGCTTTTGCTAATGGCAATGTAAGAGTTGTCCGAGGACCATGGCTATCCGAGTGGCTTGATGAGTTGTCTTCGTTCCCAGAAGCATGCGACCACGACGACCAAGTTGACTCTGCTGTAGGTGCTTTTACACATTTAACTGGTTTGGGGTTGCCACAAAGAAAGCATGTCGCTATCATCGTTTAGGTACTAGAACGGCTGGAGGCCAATTGTTACCCATAAACGAACTCCGCGAATTAATAGCCAAAATTGATGGCTTAATCATGGAATACCCAGACTCAAATCCTGATATTGGAGAAGCCTCAGAACTTCTTCTTCAGATGAATCTTGCAAAACGAGATATTGGTATTGCTTACGATGGCTTATCTGCTTTTGTTGCTCACTTAATGGAAAAGAATAAAACTAAAGATTTATCTCTTGGGCTCGGCGCACAGATTGAACGCAAGGTTGCCTTTGACCGAAAAGGTTGGCGACACAAAGACCTAGCACTTGATGTTGCTCATCGCCTGTCTCAGTCTGCTGTTGATATGGATACTGGAGAAGTTGTCTTGTCCCAAGAGGAACTAGTTGTAAAACTTCTTGACTATCTTCAGCCGTCGTACTGGCGAGTTGGAGAATTGAACAAAATCGGATTAAATGCAGATAACTACTGCGAAACTGGCGAAGCAAAAGTAAGCCTTATTGTTAGAAAAGGAGAAAACCAATGAGTGATATTTACTCACAACTCACAGAATACTTTCCCAAGGAAGTAGAGCGTCAACTTAAAAAAGGCGGTGCCTCATTAACATATATTCCTGTTAGCGAAGTAATTACTCGTCTTAACAAAGTACTCGGCGTAACCAAATGGTCTTTTGAGATTATTAGTTGTGGTCGTGATGCTCTTGACCCTGAATACATTGTTGCTCATGTTCGCATCACTGTGTACCTAGATGAGGGGTATGGCATGATTGCTCGTGATGGATTTGGCGGGCAGAAGATTAAGCGCACCAAGGCTGGAGAGATTGTTGACCTCGGCGATGAAATGAAAGGTGCCGTCTCTGACGCACTCAAGAAAGCGGCTCAAACCTTTGGAGTTGGTCTCTATCTTGCTCGTACTGAAGAAGCGATGGATGCTGTTGAAGCAGTTCCTGAACCTGTTATTAGTCCTGTTATTGAAGAACTATGGAACAACTTTGTGAGCGTTTCTAAATCTTTGACCCCAGACCACAAAACACGCCTGAACGCTTTTTGGGAAAAGTATTCCAATGGTCGTCCGAAACCAACAAAAGCGACTGCTTCTCAGGAAGACTTAACTGCTCTTCTTGAGCACTGTATTGTCTTGTCGTTTGATGCAACAGCGCGTGAAGACATTGACAACGTTTAGTCCTCCCCCTCACCTATCTGCATCATCTATTGGGACATTTAATCAATGTCAAATGAAGTTCAAGTTCAATAAAATTGATGGAATAACTGATGACCCAACTGAGGCAACTCTTATGGGCAACTTTGTTCATGATGTTTTAGAGGCTCTTTATCATAAAGATGCAGATTCTAGAAATTCCAACTTAGCCAAATCAATTGCTTCTCAATTGTGGGAAGAGAGTTGGGGCGAGCGTGTTGAGCCTTGGGTTCAGCCCGGAGAAAAAATGCGTTTATTTAGGTGGAATGCATGGTGGTGTATTGAGAATCTTTGGAAATTGGAAGACCCTAAAATTGTCATTCCTTCAGGCATAGAGCACGAAGTAAATGGACTTGTTGGCGGGGTCAGGGTTAAGGGCTTTATTGACCGTTTTTCTGAAAACGAAGATGGCACACTGACTATTTCTGATTACAAAACTGGCAAAGTTCCTAAGCCTCAATACTCGGGAGATAAGTTCTTCCAACTTCAACTGTACGCACATTTGCTGCGTGGTATGGATATTGGAAATACAACAAAAGTTGAACTTCTTTATCTTAAAGAAGGTAAGCGACTTTCCGGAAACATAACTGAAGAAATATTGCAGACAGCAGAGAATCATGTTGTCAGCACAAAAGAACAGATTGACGAAGCATGCGAATCTGGAGAGTTCACCACTACTACTTCCGTTCTTTGTGGATGGTGCTCCTATAAGCGGATTTGTCCAGCATGGAGTAAAAATGTTAAACGATGATGCTTTTGCCCGCTTAGTTGCGGAAGAAGTAAAAAACAAATTATCCCCAACTCAAAAGGCTGTTTTAAAAGAAGAGGAGAACTGGGATAGATGGAAAAATGCCCTTCTTTATTTAGTTTCAAACCTTGATGAGCAGATTGAAGGAATTAAGGCTGATGCCGATGCCGATGCTCAGCGATACGCAGGACTGGGTAGAGATGGTGAAAAACTAGCCAAAGAAGCGGCCAAGGCTTACCAGTACAAAATCATAAAGATTGACAGGTTTAAATTTCATGTTAATCGTCGCCTAGACGACGTAATGAGCATGATTGAAACTGGAAATGTTGTTGATTCTGATGGGTGGTCTGAAGTTGACTTCCTAAAGCGTGCAATCGCAAAGCACCGCAGTCTTCTCCGAGAGTACGACCTTGAAGAAACTTCTATTGACAAGGCTCTTTGGTGTGCTCTTGAAAATAAATGGGAATTTGACAATGTTGACATTTCCAACATCTAGGATGCAGTCATGCAAAAAGTAAACGTAGATAAAGTCATTCAATTGCTCTCAGAGCAAATTGCTACCCTTTCTCAAGAAAACGCAGTTCTTAAAGTTCTGCTTTCTCAATTTCAAGATGAGGTAAACTCGCTCAATGAGGAACAGGTCAAAGAAAAAGGAAGCGGAATACCGCTTGCGTAGACCGCTTGTTGAGCGTCTATTAAATGAACGCCCGTATTGCGAGGCGTGTCCAATATTTGCAAAGCACGACGAACTGACTACTTACACACGTAGAGGGTCAGTTGATGTTCACGAATTAGTTCGCCGCTCGCAAAGTGGTTCTATTCTTGATGAGTCAAATCTTATGTGCGTGTGCAGAAAGTGTCATACCCGTATAGGGAATTATCCGCAACTTGCTTTTGACTTAGGTTTATCTAAGCATTCTTGGGAATAGTTTTATTCTTCTGCTCTAGACACTGAGCCGATTCGTGTGTCTATTCGGTCGCTACCGCCAGGATATATTTCTCGCAATTTTTCACCATCTGCTGTAGTTACGGCACCGCCATGGATAACTTTGCCAGGACTAAATCCATAACAAGCGTTCACAACATCGCAAACCCCAAACATCATGACTGAAATTCTCTTGCGTCGCCAGTTTGGAGCAGTAGTAATCTGCTGAATCATTGGGTCTCCAGCACGCCAGTTAATCATTCCGGCCCATGTAGACATGTATTCTTTCTCAAGCACCCGAGAGGCTTCTGGACCCTCAATCACGGTGCCCCAAGGGTATCTATTGTCGGCGAACCCAAGAAGAATCAAATGAGCGGGCTGGATATGACGACCATCAAGAAGAACAAACCAAAGTTTGATTACTTCGTCTTCTGGTCCAAACACCTCTGGACGGTAATACTTGACTACCAACCGACCTTCAGCGTCAACCTCCCCTCGCCCCCATTCGGTTAAATCTTCGGTGGGGAGTTCTTCATCAGCGTTATACCATCGTTTTGGTGGTGTGTTCATTCCAGACGAAAGCCAACGGATGTCAAAAAAATTATCGCTTAACTTGTTTCCAGTATCAAGCGCAAATGTTGAGGGAAGTTTTGCCATACGGCAATACTATATTAGAGCCAAGGACCCCATGCGCGAGTTGCTGCAGCACCGTCAGCAATGTCGGCGACTCCGGAGTATGCGATATGGATATTAACCATTGCTCTCTTATCGTAGTCGTTGTAGTAAGACCAGTCGCCCGTGTAGTTGTACACGAACAGTGAAAGGATTTCATCTGGGTTCATAACGGAGAGGTCGGTCTTGTAGCCGCGGTTGCCTGGGCCATCGGCATTGTCGTTGTACCAACTTGGGTTGGTAGGAGAATCTTTTGCTGGAGCAGACTTTGCTGAACTGCGGAAACCATTGCCGTAGTAAGGAGTTCCTGCCCATTGGATAGTCGTTCCTTCAGGACGGTCATCTGGATTTCCCATCCACATTGTGGGCTTGAGGTTCTCGTCTGCTTGAAAAATGTCGCCAGAATCGCCAGGCTCAACACCAAAGAAGTTTGCCCAATCTGACGGAGTATTCCATACTGCGTCTGGCTTGCGGGGGTTTGCCGACTTGATTCCAGCCAACTTTAGACCACGCGCTGCATTTATCCAACCGCTATCTGTCTCTGAGATGAGAAGACGGTCGCCCGTAAACCAGATTGACTCAATTTGAACACGGAAGGGAAAACTAACATTGACATAGTTTTCAAAGTTAAGGTCAACCTCGTATGAGTAAGTAACGATTGATGGTGCATTGATTCCAGACATTGTGTCTCCTGTTGTTGTTGTTAGTCCCAGATACGGGTTGGGTTGCTTGTGGCTTCTTTATACTTAAACAGTTTGATATGTTCCAGTTAAACTAAAACTTTGACTAGTAGTCCAACCACTTGCTCCAGAGTCGCCAGTGTCACCTTTGGCACCTGTGGCACCTGCCTTTAAATATATTATATCATTTGCTTAGTTATTGTTTTTCGTATACTCCACTAAATGTCATAAAACTACCTTTACTAGTTGCCCATCCACCACTTCCAAATGGACGTTCGTAGTCAAAAGGTTTTGGTTCTTTTTCATTTGTAAATAAATATAAATTAACAGAACCAGCAACTGTTCTTCCAATAACGGCTTCATATTTTGCACCCGCAAGGGTTGTTCCGTTTCCACCAGAAGTTTCAATCGTAACTCCACCATAAACAAACGCTGTGCGAGCAGCATTTGCTGGAAGTGTTATATAAAATCCTGGTTTAGATGTAATGTCTGCATCAGCAATTTTTGTTGTAATAGAAGACATGTTAGAAACATTGTTCCACGTAATTGTTGCACTAAATTGTACAAGTTTTCCACTTGTTGCGTAGGACCCTGTTTGGTCACTTGATGCTGTTTTGCCTGAAGTAAAACTAAAGTTTGGTGTTGCCCCTGGTCCCGTTCCAATTGTTGAACCCGCATATATTGATGGAGAATATGAAGTCTGTGTACCCATTCCTCCATCAGCACCAGTAGCACCAGTAGCACCAGTAGCACCAGTAGCACCAGTAGCACCAGTAGCACCAGTAGCACCAGTAGCACCAGTAGCACCAGTAGCACCAGTAGCACCA